ACATGCAGGTTACACATGGGAGAAAATAACGGATGCTGAAGATAGACAGAAGGCCAGGGGAAAAGCTGCGATTGCGCGGAAAGGTGTACGGGACGATGACCGTTCAGTTGTGCAACAAGGAGATGCGGAACATATGTGGGACTAGCGTCGTCGTTCGCCTTGAGGCGAAGAATCAAGGGCAGACGTTCATTCCCGTGTACAGTGAGAAGTGGAACAAGTACGGGGATATTGAAATGCGACAGTCCGGAGATGGAGTGACGTTTTTGATTCACGCAGAGCCGGAAGAGTTGCAGGTGTTGCGTGCCGAGTTGATTGGGAGCGTTAAGGATGAGCGGATTTAAAGATTGGTGTGAAAATGTAATGCCTTTTGTTATTGCATCATCAAACGGTGAAGAGGTGCAGGCATCATGTGATAACGGTAACTCTTGGTTTGACATGGATGAGTGCGAGATGTCAGATCCAGCGCTACAGTTTGATTTCGGTGATTACGATTACCGTATCAAGCCGCGCACAATCAAGATTGGTGATTTTGATGTGCCTGAGCCGATGCGTGTTGAGCCTGGTTCTGGTGTTCAGTATTTTGTTGTTGAGACGCTTAGTGACACTACTGCTGCATGTCAAACTTGGAATGGGATGGACTGCGAAAAGCGATGGCTATCAATGGGCCTTTGCCATAAATCGAAAGAGTCAGCAATTGCCCACGCAAAAGCGCTTATAGCGCTAACGAGTGCGAAATGACAGAATCAGAACTCAACGCGAAATACACAGTGGCGTTCGTTAACTCGTTATACATAGACGATTACGGGCGCTACGTTGTGAGCAATGCCGATGCAGATAGGCTGGAATCACTTCACACGGGAAAGCCAATTGCAGCAGTGAGAGGCAATCTGTGGGTTGAGGTGGAGTCGGTTGTTGATGGTGAGTTGATTGGTAAAAAACTGTAGGTTGTGTGACAATTACGCTTGGCCTGTGGAACTCAATGAGCCTAAAAAGACAAACATTATGGCTAGAAAATAACTGCAAATATAATGGCTGAGTGTCCTGCATATGCATCTTGGAGAGGTGCTCTTGAGCGTAGCTACAGCAAAAAATACCTGTCAGCTAGGCCCACATACCTAAATGTGTCTGTATGCGATGAGTGGCATAGATTCTCTACATTTAGAATTTGGTGGCTTCAGAATCAGGTAGACGGTTGGCAGCTTGATAAAGATCTACTTAGCGACGATGAAATTTACTCACCAGAATCGTGCATTTTTGTTCCATCATGGCTTAACTCATTTACCGTTGACGCTGGAGCTAGAAGGGGCGATCTTCCTATAGGAGTGTATTACAATAAAGGTAAGGGAAGGTTCTGTGCAAGATGCAATAACCCAAAAACAAAGATTCGTGAAACGCTTGGTTATTTCAAAACACCGGAATCGGCGTATCTATCATGGAGGGGTAGGAAGCTAGAAATTGCGATGGAGCTAAAGCGTGAGATGGATGAAATTGACAGCAAGATCTACGCTAGAGTTGTAGAGATAATCATGAAAGCTAAGTAAAGTAAGCCCCCACTAAAACTTGG